ATCTGCCGCTGAGTCCACTTCTGGTAATATTCCGCAGGGTCGATTCCCTGGGAGCGAAGGAACTCTTCCGGGTTTTCTTCGAGCTTCTGCCGAGCATTACGAAGCTGGCCGAGCTGCTGCTCCTTCTGGGAAAGGTGCTGCTCACGCTGCTTCATTTGGATCTCTTTAGACCGCAGCTCTTTATCCCGCCGGAGGTTCGCTAAGAACTCCTTGCTCTTTGGTGGCGGGCCCGGCTCTTTTGGCGCTTCAGCCTGAATCGGCGAAGCTTCTTCCGAGAAAATATTGAACGACTCTGGCTCGGAGGGCTGTTCCTCACTTGGTGTTGCTGGTGCTTCTGGTGCTGATTCTTCAGTCATTTAGCTGCTCCTAAATAGGTAGATTTCCCATGCCCGGCGGTAAGCCAGGGGGGAGACCTCCAGCCCCAGGAGGACCGGCCGGGGGAAGCGGCAGACCACCGCCCGGAGCTGGAGGCATTGCGAGACCAGGAGGTAGGCCCGGAGGAGGTCCGGGTGGTAATCCTGGCGGCATACCCATACCAGGTTGCGCGCCCGGCATAGGCGGCGCCCCCATTGGCGGCGGGGGCTTCGTTGCTCCAAGCAAGCTGTCAGCTTGGGAAATCCAACGACGCAATAACTCTCGGCGTTCTTCTGGAACGTCTTCGAGAATCGCAAGGTTATAGGCTGCCTGAACTCGTTTGATGCCGAGTTCTAGGTTCATGTAGGGCTCGGGTCCGATGTACTCACCCTCTTCTACCATCTTTTCAACAGCCATATCGATTACATCTATGTGAGCATTCTTGATTCTATTGGCTCGTTCGATGTCTGGGAAGTCGAGCAACTGGTGCGCCTCTTCCTTGGAGAACATCCCGTTGAGCATCATCTCATTTACCGAGGCCAGCTTGGCCGCCGGCGTCTGAGGCAATGAGCCGACAGGCTTAACCTGAATAACATACTCGTCGTGGTCTAGATTAATCTCCGACCACTTCACAATCTCTAGGCCTGTCTTCCGGTCGAAACTCTTAGAGGTGAAGCTGCCGTCTCCGCTGGAAACATCCCTCACCAGCTCGATGATTTGTTCGGAGATATCAAGGAAGAGCTGCTCATAAGCCTGACCCACGACCATGAATCTTTCAGACTCGATGTCCGAGAACTCTCTGAGGGCTCGACCTGACTCTAGGCCAACTGGCTTTTTGCTCTGCGCTGCAAGCTGGGAGATGCCCGTCATCTCGTAGGCCCGCTCAACCAGTCGGTCTAGGTGGGAGAACATCTCACCTGATACAGCTCTAGGCACAAAGAACTGTGGTGGCGTTCCTCGATACTTCATCACTCCCCACACTCGGTTATTCATGTGGGCTTGGACAATCTTAGAGGAATCCTCGATGAAGACTTTGGGAGTAGCCAGGTGCATCTGCTCTTGGATTCTCGCCAGGAGCTTGTTGATCTCAACCTGGATTCCCTTCACCTCTTTGCTCAGGCCATTGCCCCAGAAGGACATTGGGTTCTCAGTCCATCGCATGAAGGCAAACGGGAAGTATCCTTTTTCCCAGGGCTCATCCAGCAGGGTGATTGAGTCGATGCAGATGATGTGTCGCCCATCGGTGGCGTCTGGGCCGGACGGCAGGTGCCATGCTTCGTGACACTGGATCATGTCACTCTTGCGCGCATCCTCTTCGCTGTACTCATCCTCTTCAATGGCGGCAGCTTCAACAATCGAATTACGGTGCTCGGGAAACATCTCAGCTAGAACGTGTCTAGATAGTCGCTTTGTCTGGAACAACTGGCGAGGGCTGTTTCCATTCTCCACCTCGAGCGGGTCAAGCGTTAGCTCATGCGGGGGAGTTCTCTCGGCCTTAATCTTCCCATACTGCTCGAAGATTTTGACAGCCCCAGTCCCGTAGATGCAGGAATCGAGGAAAGCTCGCTGAGCTACCTGGTAGATCCGCATGTCATAGAACTGACCCTGGATGAACTTGTTGAAGAGCTGGGCCTTTCTCTTCTGGGAGAATGAGCCCCCATCTGTCAGGAAACTAACCGCAGGACGGTGTTTTGCAATCTTGGCCGTAGCCGCCTGACAGATGGAGTGAACAATATTGAATGTTAGTCTTGGCTGACGCATCAAGGCGTAATTGGTGGACCCCTGGAGGAACCGAGCGTGCGGAGGTGCCCCATTATAGAGACCACCGAATACCGCGTTATCAGCGTAGTATGAATCCTGCTCATCTCTGAGCACTGTTACAAACTTACTGATTTGCCGATGAATGTTATCCTCATCAGCAAGCCACCAGAAGGTATCATCAAATACGCCGTAACTCATTCGTTAGCACTCCAGTAGAGGTAATCAGTATCCGTATTACCCAAGTCATCCACGGGCTCATACTCAAGTTTCCTTTTTGGCTCTTTCTCTGGCTTCTGTGCTTCTTCGTCGTACCGATCAAATGAGAAATCCTCGGAGATGGTTTGAGCCATCTGCGGAGGTAGGCCCACTAGTTCGATCTCAACCTCTGAGTCCTTGTAGTGAGATACTCCATACTCATTGAGCAGCTTCAGAATACTCTTCATCTTCTTAGTGCTAGGTGCAGATTCATTCCTGCGCGCTTCACTCATTATGCTTCCTCCTAGTTGGCCCAGAGCTCAGTATCCTGATACCCTTCGCCCCATAGTTCCTTATCGTACTGATTTGTATCCTGTTCCTCAAGTAATCTCTGCTCGATCTTATCCTCAAGCTGCTTGAAGTATGCATCACTCCCGTATTCAGGGGGCTTTTTGGACTCCTCGAAGAAGAAATGCTTGCTCTCCATCCACGCATAGAGGGCAGCATCCGAGAGGTGGTTGTCATATCTGCGGTCTTCGGCGGTCTTTGACTTGTTGTATTGGAGTTTATCCCACTCTTTGAGCAGCCCCATGCCCGGTTTTACCCGGATAAGGGCCGAAGCCAGGTCAGAGTTCATGAGTTTAATCATGCCGACCTTGTCTCCAGTCTTTTTGGCAGCTTTGAGGGGAAGGCCAGAGCGCTGTTTGAAGGATTCGAGAAGCATTTTGGAGCTACCGCCACCAGTATCCATAACGATTGAGGTGAAGTTGTAGTCATTCATGAAGCGTTTAATCTTCTCTTCAACCTCCGAGATGAGCATCTTGGTCTCTTTGTATTCATCCACGATGTAAAGGTAGGGTGATTCAGGGCACCATCCGACAACCACAAAGGCGGTAGCATCGTGATACCCAAGGTCGATACCCATGACGTATTCCCACTCATTACTGTCGGGGGTTTCATGAAGCAGGTTGTGCTCACCGTAGGAATAGACGATGTCTTGGTCGTCGCGGACCCAGAGGCCAAGGTATTCTCGTTTGAAGGATGGATCTCCTGGTCGGAGGATCCCATTCTTAATATCTTCCTCGATAGCGCGGACTGCATGTCGCATGTACGGGTTATCTTTCACTGTCCACCGGTGAACTGAGAAACTATACTTCTCCTTCTCGGTGATATCGAAAAAGAACCCGGTACAGGCACTGTTAGGCGTGGAGATCATGACCAATGAGCCGTCCTTATCCAGAAGGGCTGGGGTCAATACTTCGTTCACGAGCTCCTGCAAATCAATATTGAAGAAGGCAGCCTCATCGAGGACGGCCAGGGAGAAGGCTGCACCACGTAGCTTATCCACATCCGAGGCATCATTGGCCCCAGTGAATATGATCTGGGAGTTATTCGTAAAAGTGGCTATGAGGTCAGCATTGTTGAACTTAATCCCCAGGCGATACTTCTGGTTCAGCTCCTTCAGTGAGGTCCAAAGGATACGCTTAGCTGCTTCCCTCGTTCTGGCAATGTAGACGCAGAGGGTACTTTCGTTATCGAGACACTCTTTGACGAGGTAACGCCCTGCGGCAAAGCTCTTTCCGCTTCGTCGACTACAGATAGCTGCTTTTCGGCGACTAGGGTCTTTGACGAACTCGACTTGCTCCTTGAAGAGCGCCTTCTCAATGTTGAGCACATGACTTCGCTTCCTTTGTCTTCTTTGGGCCTCATTGGGCCCCGTGGACTTCTGGCCAAGACGAATAGCGAGCGCCTCGAGCACTTCTCGGCTCGTAAGAGTCACAGAGGGCAGGGCCTCACTCTTCTTACTGGAGGACACTATTTTCTCCATCAAGTATCTTCCAGATCACAGTAGGAAGTAGATTTCCCACGAAACGAGCATTCCACTTCTCCTTAGCTCCCAGTTTCTGCATATGCCATGACCAGAAGGTACAGAAGATAGCACTGCCCACATCTGGGTATATCTTCCTCAGAAGGTCACGAGCTACCCCATTTTTACGGAAGTTCTTCTTCACAAAGATGAAATGGAGGAGCGGAGTCTCTTCTAGAGTCCCATGGGCCATCCATCCGATGATATGGTCTGGGTCGTCGTCAGGACACCAGACTTGAATGGCATCTTGACGCACTAGGTCGTCAATGAGGCAGCGGGTCATACCCGTTACTGCTTTAGTCGGGCATTTTACGGAGTGGAGCCATGAGTGGTAGATGAAATCATGGTCCAGTGGCTTTATCTTGCGAATCATTCTTTGGTTTTTCCCTGAGCACTTTTCTAGCTATCTTCATCAAATCCTCATTAGTCATTGAACTAATAGCGTCAGATTTGAGCTGTGCTTCTATTTCTAAGAGCTTCTTCATTCCAGCGTAACAGGAGTCGAGCTTTTGCATCTCTCGGTGGTCGAGCTCCCCTCCCATGTCTATCTTCTGTTTTAAGCCAGAGATCTGACTCTCTGTGATTGAAAACAAATCGTCCCACAACTTGTGCTTGTCTTTCGACTGGACGACCTTCACCTTCTTGCCCTGTACTGAATACGCTCCAGCACTACGCTTCTTCTGGGACTTTCTCTCTGCTGCTTCTGTCATAAGAAAATGGTACGCCAATGATTGCAATGAAGGCAAGGGGTCGCTAACATAGGACTACCCTCACAAGCTACGGAGTAGACGCCAGTGACTACGGTCACCCTTTAGGCGGACGCGCAACCCTTGTCGCCCTCCGGCCCTAGATGAAAAACCTAGACATTTAGAGCCTACCCAGTTGGATTCCGCCAAGGGCAACGGAGGTAGCTTACCGTTGATGCACAATACAGGTACCCAATCCTGCGGGCTTTCTCTAGGTCAATCCGAGGGGGGGTGCTTCTAAAGGGATCTGCCTATGACGCACTGCACTACACTGAAACTGGCTAAAAATTCATGGAGGGTGTTAGGTCGTGCTGTCATAAAGTTGAAAGAGGGGGTACCCCCCTAACTCCGTGCCACAGCCACCTCGCGTCTTGACCAACAATATCCAGCATCCACGGCCTCGGAATACTCGGCAAGAGTCCGCCACCCCGGAACCCTAAGCCAAACAGCCGAACGCTCAAGCGCCGCGAGCTGGGCCACTCCACGCCACCCCACGTACAGGACACATCACCGGCAGAATAGGCACGCACCTAAGCTAACCACCCGTACTTACGTCGTTGTCTATGGTGATTAGGGGACAAAAC